AACATTAATGACAGAGGTTAGAAAGTGTAGAGTGCTTTGTGCAAACTGTCATATGATACATACTATAAATGGGAGAAAGAAATGAATGTATTGACGTTAGATGTGGAGACAACACATAAAGCAAAAGAGTCAGGTGGCACTACTGCCCTACCTTACTTTGGTAATACTCTTGTATCGATTGGGTACAAGTGGCTAGGAGAAGATGAAGTGGGTTATGATTTTATATCTCACTCCGACAATCGAGCTTTTGTAGAGGATGGTTGGTTTGAAAAGATGCAGAACACTCTAGATAGTGTTGATGTGCTTGTAGGACAAAACTTAAAGTTTGATTTGACATGGATAAGAGCCTGCGGCTTTAGTTATGATCGTCATGTGTACGATACGATGGTAGCTGAATACATCTTAGCTAAAGCAAAGAGGTGGTCACTTAGTCTTGAATCTCTTGCAAAACGATATGGTGTTACACAAAAAGAAAAAGATTTGGTTGCACCTTATCTAAAAGATGGTAAAACATTTTATGATATACCTTATGAGATTGTAGAAGAGTATGGTATAGCAGACGTAATCGCTACAGAACAAGTGGCACTAAAACAACTTGAAGCCTTTGGCACAACATTTGGAGAACTATTTAATGACNTTAGTACCGACACTAAAGCTTTCGCTTGAAATGACAAAAGTCCTTACNCGGATTGAGATGAATGGACTTAAAATAAACTTAGATACCTTAGATAAGATAGANAAAGAATACAATGAGGAANTATCCTATCTAGAAAACAAACTACAGNCTATGGCTAAAGAAGCAATGGGAGANACACCAATCAATCTATCTAGTCCTGATGATCGTAGTGTTCTGTTGTACTCACGTAAGGTGAAAGATAAACCTTTGTGGTCAATGACATTTAATCTAGGGCATGAGATGAGAGGTAACACAATCAAACCAAAGCTACGTACTCGTATGAGAAAGAATGATTTCATTCGTAATGTGCGTAACATGACAGAGATCGTGTACAAAACTGTAGGTCAATGTTGTGCAGGTTGTTTGGGGCATGGTCGTGTTAGGCTTGTCAATAAGAATGGTGAGCCAAGTAAAGCATTACGGATATGCAAACCATGCAAAGGCAAAGGTGTTGTGTACACGAATACTAATGAAGTAGCAGGATTTAAGATTGTACCTCGTAATCCAAAAGATGTAGCATCTGCAGGGTTCAAGACAGATAAGGTAACTCTTGAAGATAGGTCAACAGACTTAAGTGGTGAAGCACGTGAGTTCTGTGTAGCTTATTCTAGATACAATGCTATTCGTACTTATCTATCTACCTTTGTTGAAGGCATGAAAAATAACGTGGATGATGATAACTTTGTACATCCTGAGTTTATGCAATGTGTTACTGCTACAGGTAGACTATCTAGTCGTAATCCTAACTTTCAAAACATGCCACGTGGTTCTACCTTTGCTATACGTAAAATAGTAGAAAGTAGATTTGAGGGTGGTTACATACTTGAGGGTGACTACTCTCAGTTGGAGTTCAGAGTGGCAGGGTTCTTATCTAAAGATCCACAAGCATATGATGATGTTGTTAAGGGAACAGACGTTCATAGCTACACTGCATCTATAATAGGGTGTTCTAGGCAGGATGCAAAGGCACACACGTTCAAACCTCTCTACGGTGGGGTCAGTGGTACTCCTGCACAACAAGCCTACTACACGGCTTTTAAAGAGAAGTACAGTAAGGTAGCAGAGTGGCACAAAGAATTAGAAAAGGAAGCAGTGAAGACTAAAGAAGTGAAACTACCATCAGGTCGTGTCTATTCTTTTCCTGATGCCAAGTGGACAGATTGGGGTGCAGCCACAAACAGAACTGCCATCTGTAATTACCCTGTGCAAGGATTTGCAACTGCTGACTTGCTACCCATTGCATTAGTTGAACTAGATAAAGTGATGCAAAAAAATAAAATGCAATCAGTAATATGCAACACAGTACATGATTCAATAGTGCTTGACGTACATCCTGATGAAAAAGATCAGTGTATCAAGGTATTATCTGAAGCCATGTTGTCTATTTCTAACGGCTCGAAAGCTAGGTATGGCTTAGAGTATGACATGCCAATAGGAATAGAATTAAAAATAGGAAATAATTGGCTTGACTTATCAGAAGTTAGTTATTAGGATCAAATTACATTTTAAATTAACTTAAAGGAAATAAAAATGGAAACAAATGAAATGACTACAATCGGAAACGAAATGGATCAGTTAGTATCAGCATTTAGTGATGANGATACTGCTACGTTTATGGAACTTACAGGACAGGCTAAGAGTACATCTAATGTNGGCTTACCTAGATTGAACATAAACTATGACACGGAGACAGATGACGGTGTTGCCTTGACTCGTGGCTCATGGAAGATGTTCTTAGATGGTGAGTTCCTTTATGCAAAGGAAGTGTTCATCAGACCTATCCTACGTACCTTTGAATGGAGTGTGTATGATATGGAGCAAGGAACTTTCACTTGCAAGTCAGTACAGAAGCCTACGTTGGCAGGAGAATTTCCTGACACATCAGCAGGCAATAAGTGTGGTAGATTATCTGCAAAGGAAGAAGAACTTCTTTCTGATGATGATCCACTCAAAGTAAAGTCACGATCTGCAGTATGTAATCAAGTTATATATGGTCAGGTTAGTGGTGCTTTTACTAAAGCAGATGGCACAAAGGTAGATGTGAAAGATAAGCCTTTCGTATCTTATTTTAAGCGATCAGGCTTTAAACCTATCAGAGATTTCATAGATAGCTTAACTAGACAAAAGAAGATAATGCAAAAGGTTATGATTAAGTTAACAACCAGCAGAGTCAAGTCAGGCTCAGTTACTTACTATGTACCAGTTCCGACTCTCCATTCGGAAGTGCAAGTCTCGGATTCAGACAAATCATTGATGAAAGACTTCTCAGAGACCGTAAAGGCTCACAATGAGAATGTTTTAATTCAGCATCGAGAAGCTCAGAAACTCATTTCTCCTAGTGAGGAACAAGACTTGTCGGCTGATTTTGATGCTAAATCTGCTTAAAATCCAAGACTACATGCAGAAAGCTACTAGGGGAGAAGTCACGATCTCCCCTAGTGCTATTAAAGACTTTGCAAAAGAATGTGAAGAGTCTGTAGAAAGACAACTAAATAAGAAACGTGAGTTCAGCATACGTATGTCAGGTCTAGGTAGACCTTTGTGCCAACAGTTGCTAGATAGGCAAGGCATCGAAGAAGACATGGACTACAATGCTTTGTTTCGTTTTATGTTTGGAGACTTGGTTGAGTCCATAGTCGTACTCATAATGGAACAAGCAGAGGTAGAGATTGTTGCTAAACAAAAGCCTGTAAAACTTACTATTGCAGGGCATGAGATAACAGGAACACTTGATCTTATCTTGAAAGATGAGATGGGAGTAGAGAAAGTTTGGGATGTTAAGTCTGCTAGTGAGTGGGCATTTAGATTTAAATACACAGGATATGGTGGGTACGACAAGATAAAAGAAGATGATCCGTTTGGCTATGTTATGCAAGGACATCTATATGGTGAAGCTACAGGTTTGCCTTTCGGTGGTTGGATTGTTGTAAACAAATCCAGTGGCGAAATAGTTATGGTTGAAGCACCTGATTGGCAAGACGAGGATAGAAGAGAATATTTGAAGGATGCAGAGAAACGAGTAAAAAGATTACTTGATCCTGATCCTAATTTTGTAAAACCTTATAAGACAGAATTTGAAACTTACAAAGTAAAAGGTGAAGATGTACGAACAGGTAATAAAACCTTACATAAGATATGTAGCATGTGTGGATACAGATCACACTGCTGGTCAAATGCCCAACTACATGATAAGGTAACATCAAAGGCTAAGTCAGCACCTAAAGTGTGGTATGACGTATTAAAAAAGAAAACACTGTAATGTCAGCGATCTATCTACATAACTATCAAACTAAGTTACTTGAGTTAAATGAGAACTTGTATCACGTATACATTGAGTCTCATAAAGGTATTGGTGGGGGTAGGGATATAACATTCCTTAGACAACATGATCGAGGAATACCTTTGACTCTAAGAAACAACTTCTCTGAACAGGGTGCAGTTACTCCTGAAACAGAAGCTAGAGATATTATGAAAGTAGAAAATGAATTTCAAACAATAAACTACACTCTTAGTTATGGAAAGATTTTATGTGTGCCGATATATCCCCTGTTAGACGAGCTTATCACAATAGAAAAACAATCCCCAAAGATGGCAGGATATATAAACAAACGCCTAGAGTCATTGAGTTGGAAAATCCGAGTGGGGATAACATAGTGGCTAAACGTAATGCAGGATATAGATCTAAGTTTGAGTTAGCTCTAGCTAGGAACTTGATACAGAATAAGATAAAGTTTGAATACGAAAAGCATAAGATACTTTATGTTCCTAAAGTACGTACCTACACTCCTGATTTCTACATACCTGCTACAGACATATACATTGAAGCTAAAGGTGAGTTTGATAAAGCAGATAGAGTTAAGATGGCTTTGGTAAAAGAACAACATAAGAAGTTAGATATACGTATGGTGTTTATGAACGCTAGAAATAGAATATACAAAGGAAGTAAAACTACCTATGCCGATTGGTGTCTTAAGCACGACTTCAGGTGGGCAGAGGGATCAATACCTATGGAGTGGTTAAAGAAATGAAAAAGAAAGATATGAATACTCTTATGAGTTTAGAGAAAGATAAATACTATATAATTATATCTGAGTTGCCAGACGATCAGTTTCATCTGGTAGCTTACGACACAACAGGCAAGAAGTATAAAACCTTTGAAGATCATTCAGTTGCGTCTATTATGCACGAGGGCGTAATGGCTTTGCTACGTAGACGAGGTGATGAAGTATTTAGATGTGGTGAGTCTGAAATAGAATTTAACTTTGCGACCAAAGAACTTCAGATACAATATCAAGATGAAACAGGAGATAAGCTTGACATCCCTGAAAATGTAATTAAAGTAGATTTTGGTAAAGAACAGTGATCGGACATATAGAGTATATGATGAAAAGATTGAAAGAAGAACAAGCTAATATGCAATCAGATAATTTAGAATTGGATATGGTTAATAGTCCTGCCCACTACAATAAGGCAAACATAGAGACTATTGACATGATAAAATCTGTCACAGGTGATGGGTTTGAAACATATCTTCAGGGCAACATTCTTAAATATATTTGTAGATATAAATATAAGAATGGTGTAGAAGATTTAAAAAAAGCAAAGTGGTATTTAAATAGATTAATTAAAACAATAGGAGAAGATGAAGATGTCGTCTAATATGTTACCAACATCCTACCAAGAGTTCATACACAAATCAAGATATGCTCGTTGGTTAGAAGAAGAGGGAAGAAGAGAGAACTGGGGTGAAACAGTTTCTAGGTATGTAGATTTTATGGAAGAAGCTTTGTTAGAAAAGCATAACTATAAAATAAAAAAAGGCGATAAACACGCC